GAAGGGAGCAAACCTGAAATTCGCAATCGTACATTATTGGCTTTGATGAATATAGACCCAAGAAATAATGAATTATACACGCCCGGAAATCATCCACATATTAAGGATTGGCAACCAAGTAATGGTCCTTTTACTCAAGAAGAGTATAATCACGTAAAGAAGCAAATAGAGAAACTCAATAGTCAATCGCGTGCTGGTCGTATTGCTAGAAACGCGGGTGGAATGCATTATTATGCACATGTAGACCCAAATGCATACAATAGTGATGTAACGAATCATGGTGATGGCAAAGGCTTAGCGCATCATTGGAATCAACCGTTTAAAGGAATAGGCGGAATGATGAGCCACCCTAACACATTATTCAATTTGTTACACGAACATGGTATTTCACTTCATGATTCTGAAGTGGATGAAAATGGAAATCCAAAACCTATGAAGGATAATTTTGGCTGGACTGAAAGTTTACTGTTTAATCGCTCTCCACTAGAAAACCAAATTCGATTAAGGGTGCTTGAAGACTCTCAGCGTGGTGGTACTGCGGGGGCAGGAGGCAGTTCAAGAATACAAGATGGTATGATGATGTCTGCATTAGCACCTTTTGGACAACCTAGTCCTCAATTGACACAATTTCAAAGCAAGAGTCGTAAAACTGGTGAAATGTACGCAGCCACGAGAGTAGAACATGGTGATATCGGAGACTCTGAAGAAAATCTACATGGACATGGTGGATTTATCCATTCTAAGGGTACTCGTGTAGAGCCTGCTTTCAGAACGGCTTATCACTCAAGCCCTGCGTATGCAAATTGGCATCGTCAAAATCATAAAGAGGCTATGGAAGATGGTGATTTGCCAAGGGCTAAGGAGAGTAAAGATGCCTTTCATGGGATTACCGCAGGTAGTATTCCTATTACTCAGTCATTGTCTGGCACTAGAGGTGGATACGCGCACGGTATACAAAATGCTCGTCGAAAATTATCCAACATGTTTTATCGATTCAGTACTGCATTAGGATTTGGAAATCCTCCATTAAGCCCCTCTCATGAAGTTGCTGATATGGATATGCCTAGAAAAGAGGTTAAGCCTACAGCACCGACTCATGAGGTCATTGCTGCGCTAGGTCATTCACAATATCTCGATGACCCTGTCCTTGAGCAAGGAAGCGATAACTTAAGTCGTCCTTTGGAAGAGCAAAATAAACTGTTTAATGAAATTGAACACTTAACTCGTCAAATTGATGAATCTGATAATGATGCAGAGAAAAAAAATTTAACAAGCCAGCGTAGTGATTTGAGAACAGAGATGGATAATTTGGCTGCATCCATTGATGCTGCTGGCCCCAAGAGCAACATTCAGCAAACAAGAACAGAAAGGGAGGTTCTTCAGTCACATACCAATGCGATTACACAAAGAGCATTACAGCACCTTCCGCACATGGACCCAGCATTATTTGACCGTAACCTTCCACTCGATATATTGAGAGGCAATGTTATGCAATATGCTTCTATGATAAATCAAATGCTTGCGCGTGAGCCACATGAGAATCATGGTTTACCCGTTAAGGGGAACGCCATAGGTGATACCATGACTAAACTGACTGTAGGTAGAGGGACAGCCTACAATCGTCCAAAAGATATGTCAGTAACCCCTTCTGATGTAAAGCACTTTGTCCATAATAGTAGTCAGTTTAGAGGTAAAGCGAACCATTCACCTGAAGAGTTGGCAAAGGGACTTGGTTTGGATTATGAGAATGCGCATGTACAGGCAACTATGCAGCGTTTATCCAATCGAATCCGTGATATGGCTCATAGTCAAGGAGATATGGAACTTGAATTTCCAATGATGACTGCGGCTCAATTGATGAGTGGCGGAGGACACTATGGTGAGCACGGTACTCCTGAAGAAATGCGAAATGCAGTTATGGGTGTCATAAATATGGGAACTTCTGGAAAGGCCAAGCAAGACCCGAACTTTATGCATATCAAGCGAAATAAAGATGTGTTAGAAAACCAATTGGCAGAGTATGAAAGTGAATTTGGAGGGATGGGTCGAACTGCAAAAGAAGGTGTTGGTGAATTATCAGATGACCTAGGACTTCATTTCCACACTTCTCATACAACTGACCCCAGTAAGCCTTCCGAATTATCAAGAGGTAGAGGTAAACGAGGTAGCAAAGGTGCAAAGGGAGTTGCAGGTCAGAACAGAGAATTAGGACACAGAGTTTTGCAATCACTCGATTCTGTATTATTCAGTGACCCAACAAAGGACCCCAAGAAGGTAACGACAGTTGATGCAAAAGTACAGCGGGGACTCGTTGATACTAAATTAGGTCCAATGGATTCTCGTTCCGAATCTGTCATTCATTCTCTTTACAATTCATCTGGGTTTAATAGTCACTTTGGAGATAAGGTGCGTTCCAACTTTGGATGGAAAGTAGACCATAATGGGATGCCTAAAGTTTATCCAACAGACCACCCTAACGAAATTAGGTTAAATGGACCACTTCAGCATTTTTGGAATATCTTTGATGGTAAAGAAGGACGACCTTACCTGTTAGATATATTGCATCCCGACTATGTACACCATGATGGCCAAAGAGCACAGGATTTTCACACCTTTGAATTGATGGGTAATCAATTTAGACCTCATCCAAGAACTAATTATCGGTGGAATCAAGACCCTACGTTAAAGGCGGAAATTATGAATCTAGCAGCCCTTACCAATCCCGATGTCATTCGCAAGGAGTTGGGGGACAAGGTTCCACTGTTGCAACCCATGCATCGCATCTTTGAGTTGGATGACCTTGAGCACCTTCGTGGATTCACAGGAGACTGGATTGTATCTGTCATGCCTGAAGGTGAGCGTGGCTTCGTCATCAAAGAAGGTGATAAGGTCACATCTCCTAACTTCTCTTTGTCAAAAGATGATAAGAAGAATTTCAAAGAAGTGGCTGATGAAGACTTCAGGCTAGATGTTATCAAGTTGGAAGATGGCTACTATGTGTTTGACGTACTTGAATTCGATGAGAAGGAAGTGCACGATACAGTCCTCAACGACCGCATCAAGATTATTCGTGGTGGTATGGAAGGTATTGAAAACATTCACGTTCCATCAGCGAGTGATACTCGATTGACAGATGATGCTGGATTAGAAGCAGCCGTAGAGCAATTGCAAGAAGAGAATGAGAGAGTCCTTCTCAGGGATGCTAAGTCTACTTACATGGCAGGTGAACTGCGTCATCCCAAGTGGGTCTTACTCAGTCCGGGCAATGATGTCGTATTGATGGTACTTGAGCGAAGAGGTAGTCTGCCGTACACATATCGTTTGGGCACTGGTCCAATTACACAAGAAGAATCGCTAGGCAACCGTGGCGTTGAAGTCAATGGTAAGACCTACATGGATATGGGTGCGGCATTCGATAGTTCTGAGAAATTCAATGTCGGTGACCACGTAAGTGTCAATGTGGCCAATGTAGGTGAAATGGAAACCGATGGTCACAATCTCTACAGCGTTACTGGTTCAGAAATTATTGGTGAAGCCGAAGGCGAAGCATTGGTGAGTCAGGAAACACTTGGCTTACTTGCGAAATCTGAATCTGAACAGTGGCTATGTGAAGTCAATCGTGCCGCTAGTGGGATTCGTGTTACAATGCCTCAAGGTGACGTAGTCTACAAAACAACTCAGTCTGGAAGACTATGGACAGTACATAGTCCGCTGGCCTCCAACCACTATCTCATCCGTTTGTCTGAGAGTCAGAGGCCATATTGGGCACCTGTGGTGGGTGCAATCCTCAAGGCTGATGTGGAGATTGCTGAGAAAGAGGCAGTTGAAGAATCTCAGAATGACGCCAAACCGCTGATTAAACCGAAGAAGATTGAAGGTACAAGTCACTGGAAGAAAGGATATGACAAGGTATTGGTTAAAGGGATGCTTCTTGTTGAAAGAATGGTGAAGAGTGGTGTAGGTTCTGTAGGTACTTCTAGTACAGGGGCTATGGGATTAGGCATCGGCTATGCAACTCCTATAGAATCGCCCACTGGTCCAACAAACCTACATGACTCAAAGACCATGCCTGACTATGACAACAAACGCCGACCCGGTGAGGACTACTCTATAGAACCAGATACAGAGGAAGAAGAGGAGCCTAAACACATGACTGTGCCCCTAAAGGAGGGTACATTAGAGGTCTCAGACTCAACTGCTCGCTTCCATAGTTGATTAAGTAGTATGACTTGGTCTATAGAGGGTCATGGTGCTCACTACCTCGATGCGTACTTCCCCTGTTGAGCACAGCGGAAGCATCAGCATCGTTAAGGCAGATAACGACCTTATCATCGCCGGTTATGCCAGTGTCGAATTGGTCGATAAGCAGGGCGACCTCATTACACGCGGGGCACTAAAGAATGCATTTGATGGATTCATGAAAGCAGATGGATTCCGCAATGTGCAACTTGCACACTCTAACATTCAAGTCGGTTCAGTTATCGACAATTACACAGACTCTAATGGTCGTGTGTGGAAATCCGGTGTCGATGACGCCGGTATGTTCGTTGTTATCAAACTACGTGATGACATCGAGAAGGCCCGTGAAGTGGCCAATGAAATTCGCAAAGGGGCCCTTCGTGGTTTCAGTATTGGAGGACAGGCATTCAAGCGCATGCGCAAGAGTGATGCCGAACACGGTGATTACACCGAGATTTCCAAACTGGAATTGCATGAGGTAACCATTTGCGAAAAAGGGATTAATCCCGAAGCAACCTTCCGAATATTGAAGGAGGATACAACAATGAGTGATGAAATAAACGCACTGGAAGAACTTGGCAGCGTCTTAGACCGTCTAAGTAAGAGAATGGATGACATGGAAAAAGGCGACAAACCCGCTTTCCTTGAAGATGCCGACTCTGACGCAGATGATGAAGAAGATAATGGCGACGATTCCGAAGATAAAAAAACGGACGATGATAAAATGACTGAAAAAAGTAACGATGAATACGCTGATGTAATCAGTAGTGAGTATCTGAACTGGATGGAGAACACACTGAAATCTCAGGGTGTCGATACCAGAGCAGCACGTACTCACTTTGATGATGTAAACAAGGCCAACCTTGGTAGCACACCTGAACAAATTGATACTGTTCAAATGAGTGGACAAACTAAGGACCGCGTACAAGAAGGCGGTAACCCGTCGACTGGCGCAGTTGGCAAAATCAACTCTGGTAAAGTTGCAAAGGGCTATCTAGCACCTAGCAATGTATCCAGCAGTGACCTTGAAGCAGCATATTCAGTCTACAAGGCAGCAGCAATGGAACAACAATTCAAGGGTAACTTGAACGAAGTGTTCTCAAACAGACTACAGAAGGAACTCAGTGCAGAGAGTGAAGCACGAGCAGCATCGTCTTTCGATGCACGCGCTCCTCTAGCAAATATCGAGAAGGCAATCGCTGACCTCGGTACACGTATTGACGGACTTTCATCAGGAGAAGGCGCAGGCACAATCCGCAAGGCAATTGACCAAGCAGATGTCGCAATCCCTACTACTGAAGAACTAGCAAGCATGGACTGGGACCAAGTACACCAATTGGCCGGGAGTGTTTGGAACTGAGTTTCCAGATTAAATTAAATATGGAGGAATAAATATGGCACGAAATTATATGCGAACAGTAAATGACATGGAGCGTT